GTGGAATTGGCCCTGCCATCAACCTTAATGAGGCACGGGCTTCGATCGGGTGCCGATTGGATCGCCTCAGAGCCTGCCGAGGTACAAACGGAATTTCTTGAGGCATTGTCGGAGGGAGAGCTTGTTGCTCTCCCTTTTTTATTCGACTTCTGGGCGTTGCCACATCAGGTGCCGCCCGAAGGGAACTGGAAGACGTGGGTGATCCTGGGTGGACGCGGCGCGGGCAAAACGCGCGCTGGGTCGGAATGGGTGCGCACGAAAGTGGAAGGGTCTGGACCCTTGGATGTGGGGAGCGCCAGCCGTGTCGCGCTGGTTGGGGAAACCATCGACCAAGTGCGCGAAGTAATGGTGTTTGGTGACAGCGGGATTATTGCGTGTTCGCCGCCTGACCGAGTGCCGGTTTGGGAGGCCGGGCGCAAGCGGCTGGTTTGGCCAAATGGGGCCATCGCGCAAGCGTTTTCGGCGCACGACCCTGAGGGGCTGCGTGGCCCACAGTTTGATGCGGCCTGGGTGGACGAGCTGGCAAAGTGGCGAAATGCGCAAGAGACGTGGGACATGTTGCAGTTTGGTTTACGGCTTGGTGAGCATCCGCAGCAATGCGTGACAACAACACCGCGAAATGTTGCGGTGCTGAAGGATCTATTGAAACGAGAGAGCACGGTGCAGACAAGTGCGCCAACAGAAGCAAACCGGGCTTATCTGGCGGACAGCTTTCTGGAGGAAGTACGTGTCCGATATGAAGGGACTCAGCTGGGGCGACAAGAACTGGATGGTGTTCTTTTGGACGAACCCGAAGGCGCGCTGTGGTCGCGCAAGGCGATTGATGCGGGGCGGTTGAAGAAAGCACCTGAATTGGATCGGATCGTCGTGGCGGTTGATCCGCCTGTCACAGGGCATTCAGGCTCCGATGAATGCGGCATCGTGGTGGTTGGCGCGAATACGTCGGGTGCGGTCAAGGACTGGCGGGCGGTGGTGCTTGACGATGCCTCGGTTCGGGCAGTGAGCCCTGACGGATGGGCCCGCGTGGCCATTGCCGCTATGGAAAGCTGGGGCGCAGATAAATTGGTTGCTGAAGTCAACCAAGGTGGCGATTTGGTTCAGTCTGTAATCAGGCAAGTCGACCCTTTGGTTCCCTACAAGGCTGTGCGCGCATCGCGAGGTAAAATCGCGCGGGCGGAACCTGTGGCTGCATTGTACGAGCAGGGGCGTGTGCAGCATTTGACGGGTCTTGATACCTTAGAAGATCAGATGTGCGCCATGTCACAGCAGGGGTTTCAGGGATCGGGCAGCCCGGACCGGGTGGATGCGCTGGTTTGGGCGCTGACTGAACTGATCGAGGAACCGTCTGCTAAATGGCGCCGACCTCAGTTTCGTTCACTCTGATTGCTGCGCAACGGGCACAGAGCGGTGCCGTCGGCGCGTTTTAAGACCTATCTGCGATAACTTTTCTTGTCCAAAGCGGACAGAGGATTTGGGTGCGGTACCAAAAGGCGGCGCATCGAAAAAGCTTAGGAGCGTCAGACGATGGTATTTGATTTCTTTCGGCGGGGGGCCGCAGACGTGCCCGAGTAAAAAGCAAGCGCAACCGGGCCGGTTGTCGCATGGCAGGGCGCAGGGCGTGTGGCATGGAGCCCACGCGATACTGTGTCTCTTACGCGGACAGGTTTTTCGGGCAATCCCGTAGGCTATCGTTCGGTGAAACTTATTGCAGAAGCTGCGGCGGCGCTGCCGCTGGTGCTTCAAGATAAAATGCAGCGCTTTGAGAGCCATCCGATTTTGGGCCTGGTGAATGCACCTAACGCAGCGCAAGGGCGGGCCGAGCTGTATGAAGCGCTTTTTGGTCAGTTGTTGTTATCAGGAGATGCATACGTCGAGGCGGTCGGGGCGGAAAACGGTGTGCCACTGGAATTGCATGTGCTGCGGTCAGACCGGATGAGTGTTGTTCCGGGTGCGGATGGGTGGCCGGTTGCCTATGAATATGCAGTAGGCGGGCGAAAACACCGGTTTGACGCGAGCGGGTTGTCACCGGTTTGCCATATCAAGAATTTCCACCCCCAAGATGATCATTATGGGTTTTCGCCAATGCAAGCGGCGGCGATGGCATTGGATGTGCATAACAGTGCATCGCGCTGGTCCAAGGCGCTGTTGGACAACGCGGCGCGTCCATCAGGAGCAATTGTTTACAAGGGGGCTGAAGGGCAGGGCAGTCTGAGCAGCGACCAGTATGATCGGTTGGTCAATGAGATGGAGAGCCATCATCAAGGCGCGCGCAATGCAGGGAGACCTATGCTGCTTGAAGGCGGATTGGATTGGAAGCCAATGGGGTTTAGCCCCAGCGACATGGAATTTCAGAAAACCAAAGAGTCCGCAGCACGTGAAATTGCGTTGGCGTTTGGAGTGCCTCCGATGCTTTTGGGCATCCAGGGTGATGCGACCTATGCCAATTACCAAGAGGCGAACCGCGCATTCTACCGATTGACGGTCTTGCCGCTGGCGACGCGGGTTTCAGCCACTGTTGGGCACTGGCTTTCGACACTGACAGGTGAAGAAGTGTCGCTGAAACCCGATCTGGATCAGGTGCCTGCCTTGTCGGCTGAACGTGACGCGCAATGGGCGCGTGTCGCGCGGGCGGATTTTCTGACTGTCGAAGAGAAGCGTGCGCTATTGGGACTTCCGGCGCAAGCAGATGGGGACCTTGATGAGTGAGCAACGCTATGGGTTTGAACAATTCGACTGCGCGCCTGCGCTGAGGTTGGAGGCACATGAGCGCGTGGCGAAATTGCAGTTTGATGGCCTTAACCGAAGGCTCGACAAGATAGAAGAGCTGATTGAGCGACTGGAGAAGCGATTGTGGCTGACGGTGTATGGAGTGGTTGGAGTGATCCTTGCGCAAGCGTTTCAATCGTTGCTGAGTGCTGCGCCGTAAGTGAGATGTGAAAGGGATGCTGATGGAAAGTGAATATGAGCTTGAGCGCAAGTTCGCGCGGTTTGGCGACGGGTTGAGTGTTGCGGATGGTGCGGTGATCGAGGGCTATGCCTCTTTGTTTGGGCAAGTTGATCAGGGCGGTGACGTGGTGCAAAAAGGCGCATACGCGGCGTCGCTCAAGGCGCTGGCGGCGGCGGGGCGGCAGGTGAAGATGCTGTGGCAGCACGATCCGGCCCAACCGATTGGCATCTGGGACGAGGCCCACGAAGATGAAACTGGCCTTTGGGTCAAGGGGCGTTTGCTTGACGATGTGGCCAAAGGCCGTGAGGCGGCAAGCCTGATTGAGGCGGGCGCAATTGACGGGTTGTCGATCGGCTATCGCACGGTCAAGGCGACAAAGACTGACAGGGGCCAGCGGCTCTTAACCGAACTGGAGCTGTGGGAAGTGTCATTGGTGACGTTTCCGATGTTGCCCAGTGCGCGGGTGGCGGCAAAGGGGGAAACCTCGGAAAACGACGTTGCCCTGCGTGAATTGGCGGCGGCCTTTGAGGGCGCCCGTCGCGAGCTGACGCGAGAGTAGCGTCAGCAACACCTCTAACAAGGATTTTTAGATGAGTACGACCGAGATGAAGGCTCGGGCCGGAGAAGGTTTGTCTCCGGTGGCCGAGGTGAAGTCCGCCGTGGCGGGTTTCATGAATGACTTCAAAGACTTCTCACACGACATTGATGACCGCTTGAAGAAACAGGACGAACGAATGACCATGATTGAACGCAAATCTCTGACCGCAGCACGACCCGTTTTGGCAGCTGCGACCGATTTTGACGCCCCTCACCAGAAGGCTTTCAATGCCTATCTGCGATCGGGTGAAGACGATGGCCTGCGTGGGCTTGAGTTGGATGGCAAGTCGATGTCGACTGCTGTGAACAGTGACGGCGGCTATCTGGTGGACCCGCAAACCGCTGACAGTGTTAAGAACGTTTTGAATACCACCGCTTCGATCCGGGCGATTGCCAATGTGGTCAATGTCGAGGCTGGCTCGTTTGACGTGCTGATCGACTCGAGCGAGGCCGGCGCCGGTTGGGCTGACGAGACTTCGGGCACAACCGAAACAGGTACGCCCAATATTGAGCGCATCACCATTCCGCTGCATGAGCTGTCAGCGCTGCCCAAAGCGTCGCAACGCCTGTTGGATGACCGTGCGTTTGATATCGAGGCATGGTTGGCTGGTCGTATCGCGGACAAGTTTGCGCGAGCAGAAGCAGCGGCCTTTATCAATGGCGATGGTGCTGACAAGCCAACCGGTTTTTTGAATCATGCGACCGTCGATAACGACGTTTGGGCTTGGGGTAATATTGGCTATGTGCCAACCGGTGTGGATGGTGACTTCAATGGCGGTGATGCCATAATTGATCTGGTTTATGTGCTGGGTGCCCAGTACCGCGCGAACGGCACATTTGTGATGAACTCCAAAACAGCCGGCGCGGTGCGCAAGCTTAAGGACGCTGATGGCCGTTTCCTGTGGTCCGACGGTCTGGCAGCTGGTGAACCTGCACGACTGCTGGGCTATCCGGTGCTGATCGCCGAAGATATGCCCGACATCGCGTCTGGTGCGGATGCAATTGCCTTTGGTTATTTTAACGCCGGGTACACCGTGGCCGAACGCCCAGATCTGCGCGTGTTGCGCGACCCGTTCAGCGCGAAACCGCATGTTCTTTTCTATGCCACTAAACGCATTGGCGGTGACGTGAGCGACTTCGCTGCGATCAAGCTGCTGCGCTTCTCGGCTTCCTAAAGCCGAGTTGGCGAGGGCGGAGAATCCGCCTTCGTTCGGGCGCGCGCCGGAAACCTTACGTTGTCCAGCCGTTCCCCTCCGTTCGAGCGACGTGAGGGCGCGCGCCCAGTTTTTGTTGGAGGGTGAAATGCGGAGTTTTTCCATGATGTTAGTCGAAGAGACCTCGGTGTCGCCGTCGGCTCTGCCGGTTGATGAATTCAAAGCCCACCTTAGAATGGGCAGCGGATTTGCCGATGAAAGCCTTCAGGACAGCGTTCTGGAAAGCTTTTTGCTGGCAGCGATGAGTGCAACTGAAGCCCGCACCGGGAAGGTGCTGATTGAGCGCTGTTTTGCGTGTTCGCTCGCGGGTTGGCGCGGCGGCGCTGCGCAGGGATTGCCAGTTGCACCGGTCAACGCAGTCACAAGTGTAACTCTGAGCGATAGCGAGGGCGGAACCGTTACTGTCTCGCCTAGTGCTTACTATTTGGTAGCTGATGCACAGCGTCCAGTGCTGAAGAGCAAAGGATCTTGTTTGCCGGCGGTGCCGACAGACGGTTCTGTCACGGTGCGGTTCGTCGGAGGGTATGGCGCGTCGTGGTCTGATGTGCCCTCAGATCTGCAACAGGCCGTCTTGCTGCTTGCCGCGCATTATTACGAGTGCCGGCACGAGACATCGCTCAAGAGCGGGTGCATGCCGTTTGGCGTCACAAGTTTGCTGGAACGGTATCGGCCCGTGCGTCTTCACATGGGGGGCGGTGTCTAATGGGCGTGCATCTATCACGGCAATTGGTTCTGGAACAGCGCGAGACAGTGCCGGACGGCATGGGCGGAAGTTCAGAAAGCTGGAGCGCACTTGGCACGCTTTGGGCCGGGGTCGAAGGGCGCAGCGGGCGCGTGCGCCGAGTGGGTGACACGGAAATGGCCTCGGTCGGATTTAGGATCACGGTTCGCGGCGCCCCTTATGGCGCTCCGTCGCGACCGGTAGCTGGTCAGCGATTTCGCGAAGGGCAACGGGTCTTTCGAATTGACGCTGTGAGCGAGGCTGACCCGCAAGGGCGCTATTTGATCTGTTTTGCGAAGGAGGAATTGGCCGCATGAGTTATGGAATGGCGGATGTCTTGCAGGCGGCGGTTTATCAAACGTTGATTGCAGACCTGACATTGGACGGGATCGTGTCCGGTGCGATTTACGATGAAGTCCCAAGCGGGACTGTGCCGACGACATATGTCACGTTGGGAACTGAAATGGCATTGGACCGTTCCGATGCAACCGGCGATGGGGCTGAACACCGGTTCACGGTGTCAGTTGTCTCCGGTGCCAGTGGGTTTTCACTAGCCAAGCAGGCGGCAGCCGCAGTGAGCGATGCGCTGCATCGTGCTGACCTGTCCCTATCACGTGGGCAACTGATTTTTCTGAATTTCGATCGGGCAAAAGCCAAGCGCGACACCGCGAACAGCTTGCGGCGTATCGATCTGAGTTTCCGCGCGCGCGTGGAAGACGACCAACTGTAACCATTGGAGACACACTATGAGTGCTCAAAACGGAAAAGACTTGTTGATCAAAGTGGATCTGACCGGCGACGGGCAGTTCGAAACAATTGCGGGACTGCGCGCAACACGGGTCAGCTTTAACGCCGAAAGTGTCGATGTAACGTCGCTGGAGAGCCAGGGAGGATGGCGTGAGTTGTTGAGTGGTGCCGGTGTGAAATCAGCTGGCATTTCGGGGTCTGGGGTTTTTAAGGATGCCAGTACCGACGAGCGCACCCGTCAGATTTTCTTTGACGGTGAAACGCCAGACTTCCAAGTCATTATTCCCGACTTCGGCGTCGTAGAAGGGCCGTTTCAAGTGTCATCCATCGAGTATTCAGGCACGCATAATGGCGAAGCAACCTATGAGCTTGCCATGGCGTCGGCGGGTGCACTGACGTTTTCGGTGCTCTGATATGGCTAATCCATTCGCAGGTGAGGTGGAACTGGTGATCGACGGCGAGGTGCGCGTGCTCAAGCTGACGCTCGGAGCGCTTGCTGAACTGGAGGCCGGGCTGTCGAGTGGCACGTTGGTTGAGCTGGTCGAGCGATTTGAAGGTGGCGCGTTTTCTTCGCGAGACGTGCTTGCCCTGATCGTTGCCGGGTTGCGCGGTGGTGGCTGGAATGGTCGCTCGCGGGATCTGATGACGGCTGAGATTGAAGGCGGCGCCATGCAGGCAGCGCGCGTCGCCGCGCAATTGTTGGCCAAGGCATTTATTACACCGGAGAGTGAGGCGGTTTGAGTGCGTTTGATTGGCCGGCGTTGATGAAAGTCGCGTTTCAGGGTTTGCGCATGGAACCAACCCGGTTCTGGGCACTGACACCAGCAGAGTTTGCAATGATGTTAGGGCGTTCTGGCGCCCTGACACCCCTGACCCGATCCGGGTTGGACAAATTGTTGGATGCCTATCCCGACACAGATTTGGGGAACGAACATGACAGAGATTGATGGCCTGGACGGCCTTGATACGCAGATCGAAGCGCTGGAGGTCAGCCTTGGGCAAACCACAGCCGTGGCGGCCGGATTTGATGGCGAATTGCGGCGCATGCGCGATGCTTTGGGCGCTACGGGGCAAGACGTCGCTGCGTTGGAAAAGGGCATTGGGCGCGGGTTGAGAAAAGCATTCGATGGGTTGGTTTTTGATGGTCAAAAGCTGTCAGACGCGCTCGAAGACGTGGCAAACTCAATGGTCGAAGCTGCGTATCGAGCGGCGTTGACGCCTGTCACGGATCAAGTCGGCGGGGCGATTGTGACAGGTATTGGCGGGTTGATGGAGGGCTTGTTGCCTTTCGCCAATGGCGGCAGCTTTGCGCAGGGACGTGTGATGCCATTTGCCAATGGCGGCGTTGTTTCCGGCCCTGTCACATTTCCGATGCGGGGTGGCTTGGGGTTGATGGGCGAGGCCGGACCCGAGGCGATCATGCCCTTGGCCCGGGGTGCGGACGGCAAATTGGGCGTGCGCTCGGAAACTGGGCGCCCCGTAAATGTCGTGATGAAAATTAGCACACCAGATGTGGACGGTTTTCGACGTTCGCAAGGCCAGATTGCAGCCCAGATGGGGCGTGCTCTGGCGCGTGGTCAGAGAAACCGGTGACAGAGAGGAAATACGATGAATTTTCATGAAGAGCGTTTTCCCGCGAACCTGAGTTTTGGTTCGATTGGTGGCCCGGAACGTCGGACCGATGTGGTTACGCTGGCCAATGGTTTTGAGGAACGTAATACGCCCTGGGCGCATTCCAGACGACGTTATGATGCGGGTGTGGGGATGCGGTCGCTCGATGATATTGAAATTTTGATTTCATTTTTTGAAGCGAGACGTGGCCAGTTGCATTCCTTCCGCTGGAAGGATTGGTCAGACTATAAGTCATGTATTGCATCGGTTGACGTAGACTTTCGTGATCAGGTTATCGCACAGGGTGATGATGTCACAACGTCCTACCAATTGGTAAAGACGTATCGGTCCGGCACGTATTCATATCAGCGTCCGATTGCTAAACCGGTAGCAGGAACCGTGCGTGTTGGCGTGTCCGGTGACGAGCTGCGCGAGGGGGTTCATTTCTCGTTAGACGAAACGACTGGTCACATTGTTCTGAACGAAGCGCCGGGGCCAGAAGCAGAGATCACAGCGGGGTTCGAGTTCGACGTTCCCGTTCGCTTTGATACAGATCGTATTCTGACCAGTGTCGCGAGTTTTCGCGCAGGTGACGTTCCAAACGTGCCTGTTGTGGAGGTGCGTATCTGATGAGTACTCAACAGGAATTATATGATCATCTGGAGACTGGCCTTACGACCATTGCGCGCGCATGGGGCATTGTCCGGTCTGACGGCGCGCGATTTGGGTTCACGGACCATGATTGCGATCTAAGTTTTGAAGACTTTCAGTTCAAAGCATCAAGTGGTGTTACGGCGTCGTTATTGGAGCAGAGTTCCGGGCTTTCGGTTGACAACTCTGAGGCCCTTGGAGTGCTCAGCGACTTTGGGGTCAAGGAAGCTGACATCCTTGCCGGACGGTTTGATGATGCTCAAGTTACCGCATGGATGGTCAATTGGGCAAACCCAGATGCGCGCACAGTTATTTTTCGCGGAAGCATTGGCGAGATCGGCCGATCCAACGGCGCTTTTCGCGCGGAATTGCGCGGGCTCTCAGAAGCCATGAATAGGCCCTTAGGGCGTGTTTTCCAGAAACCGTGCACAGCCGTTTTAGGTGATACCACGTGCCGTTTTGACACTGCCACGGGCGGTTATTCTCATCTTGCTGCGATTGAAGAGACAGATCAGAAACGGGTTTTTTCGTGGAATAATTTGTCAGATTTTGAGCCCGGCTGGTTTATTGGTGGCGTCCTTCAAGTTAAGAGCGGCGCTGCCAATGGGCTGTCTGGGAACGTCAAGCGAGACTATGTCGGTGCGAATGGGCTCCGGGTGGTTGAGCTGTGGGAACCAATTCGGGTGCCTATATCTGTTGGTGATCAGGTTCGCTTGGTGGCGGGGTGCGACAAGCGGTTTCAAACCTGTCGTCTGAAGTTCAATAACGCGCTTAATTTCCAAGGGTTTCCAGATATTCCTGGTGAAGATTGGATGACGTCCTTTCCGTCGCAAGGGGGAGAAAACTCAGGTGGGAGTCTGCGCTGATGGTAGAGTTTTCCAACCGGATCATCTCGGAAGCCCGAAGTTGGATCGGGACGCCGTATGTGCATCAGGCGTCTTGCAAAGGTGGCGGTACCGATTGTTTGGGGCTGGTACGTGGTGTTTGGCGTAGTCTCTATAGAAACGAGCCCGAATTGGTGCCGGCCTATAGTCGTGACTGGTCAGAACCGCAGGGCGACGAGCGATTGTGGCGCGCGGCGGCAAGCCATATGATGTCAAAATCGATCAGTGATGCAAGCCCTGGCGACTTGTGATTGTTTCGAATGAAAGACGCAGGTGTTGCAAAACATTTGGGTATTCAAAGTCGGGGCGGCAGCACGCCTTATTTCATTCACGCATATTCCGGTCATGCGGTCATAGAAAGCCCGCTGAGCGTCCCATGGGGACGCCGGATCGTGGCATGTTTTGAATTTCCAAGGAGATAATTATGGCGACAGTCGTATTGGCCGCTGCGGGAGCAGCGATTGGAGGGACCCTTGGTGGCGGTGTCGCAGGTGTTTCAGCTCTAGCAGTTGGGCGACTGGCTGGCGCAACCGTTGGACGCGTTATTGACCAAAAAATTCTGGGGTCAGGGTCGGAAGCTGTTGAAAGTGGAAAGGTCGATCGGTTTGGAATTAGCGGATCTGCCGAAGGCTCGACAACTGCGCGGGTTTTTGGGCGTATGCGTGTTGCTGGGCATTTGATCTGGTCCTCCCAGTTCACGGAGGCCGTTTCAACAACGGGCGGCGGCAAGGGTGCGCCCTCACAACCAACGGTCAGGGAATATAGCTATGCGGTTTCGCTGGCTATTGCGGTTTGCGAAGGTGAAATTCGATCCATTGGTCGAATTTGGGCCGATGGCACAGAAATCGCGCTAAATGATCTAAATTTGCGAGTCTATACTGGAAGCCCAGAGCAAATGCCTGATCCAAAGATCGAAGCCGTGGAAGGTGCAGGAACGGTTCCTGCATATCGTGGCACGGCATATGTCGTGATCGAAGACCTGGCGTTGGAAAGGTTCGGCAACCGCATCCCTCAGTTCAGCTTTGAGGTTGTGAAGGGAACGCCGGATGATATACGCGACGCGTCCTCGGATATGGCAAACAGTGTCCGTGCCGTTGCGTTGATGCCCGGCAGTGGCGAATACGCGCTTGCCACATCAACAGTGCGTCTACCTGTCGGGCCAGCAGAATACAAAAGCGTGAACGAAAACTCTCCGTCTGGGCAAAGTGATTTTCTGACGTCGATGGAACAGTTGCAGACCGAGCTGCCGAATGTGGGGTCCGCGTCATTGATTGTCAGCTGGTTTGGCGATGACCTTCGTGCGGCGGAATTTGACCTACGACCCAAAGTTGAGCAAAAGCTGAGCGATGGCGACTCCATGAAATGGGAGGTCGCCGGTTTGTCGCGCAATGAAGCCGAAGAGCTGGCGCAAGTCCAAGGGCGGGCTGTTTACGGTGGCACGCCATGTGATGCATCAGTCGTCGAGGCAATCACGCATCTCAAGGAAACTGGCAAGGACGTGGTTTTTTATCCATTTATCCTGATGGAACAGATGGAAGGAAACGGATTGCCAGATCCGTGGAGCGAGGCAGCGAACCAACCTAAACTACCTTGGCGGGGGCGCATAACGCAGTCAGTTGCACATGGGCGGGTCGGATCGCCGTCTGGAACGGCCTTGGCGGATCAAGAAGTTGCAGCCTTTTTTGGCACGGCATCGGCAAGCGATTTTGCCGTGCAAAATGGGCTTGTCGCGTATGCCGGCCCGGACGAGTGGCGATACAGACGGTTTATCCTGCATAATGCGGCGCTTTGTGCGTCGGCTGGTGGTGTGGATGCGTTTTGCATCGGTTCCGAGATGAGAGGTTTGACGCAGATTTTGGGTGTGAACGGCTTCCCTGCGGTGCAAGAGTTGCGTGCCGTCGCGGCCGACGTGCGCCAGATTTTGGGGCCGGACACAAAAATCGGGTATGCGGCGGACTGGAGCGAGTATTTTGGTTTTCATCCTCAGGATGGCACGGGTGATATCTATTTCCATCTCGATCCACTTTGGGCTGACGAAAACATCGATTTCATTGGCATTGACAACTACATGCCGCTGTCGGATTGGCGAGACGGTAAGGGGCACCTGGATGCACAACAATGGCCGTCAATTTACGATTTGGGATATCTGAGTGGAAATATTGAAGGCGGCGAGGGGTATGAGTGGTATTACCATTCAGACGAAGCTCAAGACGCTCAAATCAGAACAGCCATTTCAGATGGCGACCATAATGAGCCCTGGGTGTTCCGCTATAAAGATATTCGCAATTGGTGGAGCAATGAACATCACCAACGCATTGGTGGCGTTCGTCAGAAGGTCGCGACTGACTGGTTGCCGGGTAGCAAACCGATTTGGTTTACCGAAATCGGTTGTGCGGCTGTCGATAAGGGTACGAACCAGCCTAACAAATTTCTGGATCCCAAATCCTCGGAATCTTCGCTACCGCATTTTTCAAATGGCGGGCGGGATGCATTCATTCAGCAACGCTATTTGCAGGCCATGCAAAACTATTGGAGTTTGGACGAAAACAATCCAAAGTCAGAAGAGTAA